CAGCAGACCATGGATATGCTTGAACATATGGAGAGTTGAGACTGCCAATTGCGACTGCATTTCCAGAAGGATTAAATGCAGCTGCTAAACCTGTTCCCCCAGGTAATGTGGCTGGGTTGGCATATTTTGTACCAAAACCGCTTGACCATGCATAAGCACTTGCAAAAGGTGTAGTGCTGTGAGGAATAACTACAGCATCACCGGCTGGGTTAAATGTAATTGCTTGACCTGTTCCTGCAGGAAGTGTTGCAGGATTGGTGTATTTAGTACCAAAACCGCTTGACCATGGGTAGGCACTCACATATGGACTTGTGCCATGTGCAATAGCGACGACATCACCGGCTGGGTTAAATGTTGCCTGATTACCTGAACCTGTTGGAATTGTTGCAGGGTTTGAATATTTACTACCAAAACCACCTGACCAAGCGTAAGCGTTAATGTACGGATTAGTTATCATTGCTAAAACTACATTGTTTCCAGCATTATTAAAATTCACTGATTCTGCAGTGCCAGCTGGTAAAGATGCAGGATCAGCAAACTTAGTACCGAAACCAGCAGACCAGTTATAAGCGGTTACAAATGGAGTGGTGCTATGTGCTACTACTACAACATTTCTTGCTGGATTAACATCCACGCCATTGCCATTACCTGTTGGAAGCGTAGCAGGATCGGCGTACTTGGTGCCAAATCCATTTGACCAAGGATAGGCAGTTATATAAGGGGAGGTGTCATGTGCCACGACGATAAAGGTTCGCACCCCGCTTGCACTTGCCAAAATGCCTATAATTGAAGTCATTACGCAATATCTCCAACGACGTACCATGAGTCGGTACCAACTTTGATTGCTGTAGCTGCTGAGTATTGAACGCGTAACTTAGGCTGAGTGCTAGTAGCGCCAGTTGAAGCAACAGTGACGCCACCTGCGCCAACGATAGTTACCTGACCAGCACCGATCTGAATGATGTTGATCTGTGAGCCAACAGCAATAGATACCGATGCGTTTGTTGGAAGTGTGTAAGTCTGTGCAGAAGCATTCGAAGCAGTTACCAAACTGTTGTTAGCATCTACAGCTGCGAAAGTGTAGGTAGTGCCTGTTTGTGGATTAATCGTAAGAGTCACGTCATCCTGAGCGATCCAGGTGTAATCAAGGTCTGTGTTCGATGCCTTGCTCAATACCTGACCTGTTGTGCCACCCTTGAGATCAAGCAATGCTGTATCGATATCTTGACCAAGGGTCGCGATAGCCGTTGCTCCATCTTTAACAAGGTCTGTTGATTGTGGGATGTCCCAACCAAAGTTAGTTGTTGTTGTTGCCATTTATGCCACCGCTCCTATTGCATTGATCCATGTAAGTGTACCCGAAATTGTGCTCCAACTTTCGGAGGCAGATACATCCTGCCACCTTGTAGCTGGTGTGTTAAAGGCTACTGGTGAGGCATTGATTGCCACGCTAAGCCCGTTGTAAGAAGCCTGGAAAGTCCAGCCCTCTACAAATCCTGTGAAAACTCCTCCAGCGATGTCATCTGGAAGGTTATCGATTTGGATCGGCATACCCATAAAGACACCTAAGAGGTTGTCTCTGTCTGAGTCATCGATCTCGCTATTGCCTAGGGCAAAGGTTATTGTTTCAAACTTGTCGTATGGCGTCGCTCGCATAGCAATATAGCGATCTGCCACATCCTCAACGTCAGCTGTATTGTGAAGCAAACTTGTTGCAGTTGTTTCATAGACTCCATAAGTAGCCTGAGAAGTTAGATCCTCAGATGTGTAAACAGATGAGCCGGATGCACCATAATTAGTTACAAGTTTATTTCTGACGTCACCGATTGCTTTCGAACTTCTAATGCCAGACCAGAGCGCATGATTGGCATCTAGATTGACATAGCCGTTAGCAGCTAAGTAAGTGGATCTATGGAAAGTATCTGCATAGCCGATGTTGCCGTTTGAGTCTTCGAAGATGTAACCCAAAGCAGAATCAGCAATAGTTGAGATAAGCGCATAAAGATTTGCAAGGCTGGATGAACGAGACCTCATCTCGTAGGCTCCTGGAGTATCTACATCTCCCACGCCTTGATTCTCAGCATTTGCCCACGTAGTCGTAGGATCGTAAGCAGCCCAAGTCTGAGCAGGTGATACATCTGTCCAAGCCCCAGCCAAGTTTTCTTGAAGTAATTGAAGGATCTGATCGCCTTCGAACTCCTTAGGCAATACTCCTAAGGTATCGATTCTTTGAAGTCTAGACAAAGCACCAAGAGCAGTAATGTTGATAACTGTTGTTAAACCAACAGATCCAGCATTCTGCACAAAGGTTGAGGTATCGCTAATCCATCCCCCAAAGATTGGGATGAAAGTACCGGCAGAGTTTTTGATTTCAATCGTCAGCTGCTTATTTACATCAAAGGTTAGAACGTTACTATTATCAAGGTTAAGTAGCTGAATGTTTGCATAACCTGCCTGAGGTTGGCTGAATATGTCAGTACGCCCAGAAGTAATGCTCAGGTTAGATAACGTGTAATCCGTGACTGTTGAGCCATTGATCTTAATGAGCCATTCTGGAGTAAATTGACTCATCCGACTAAGGCTCCAGCCCCACCAGTTCCTCTGTACATTGATTGGTTAAGCGCATTGATGATTGCTCGGGCTGTACCCTCAGAATCGATTGCGCCATTGACTGTAATGTTATTAACTGTTGCTGAGCCTGACTTGATTGACGCCGATGGCGCGGAAGGAATGGCTGAGGTTGATGCTCCACCGAAAAGATTACCGATACCTCTGATAAGAGGATTGTTCTTAATCAGATTGACAATATCAATAATCTTGTTATAGACATTTGTAACGATAGTTAAGAACTTACCAAAGGCTGTAATCAGACCTGCTACAACTGTGCCAATGGCTTCTAAGGCAAACTTAAGAGTAGTGCCTAAGACAGGTGCAAGGTATTTAATAGTAAAGTTATAAACTGCTTTGAAAAACTCTAACAAACCAGCAAAGCCTACAGAATTATCTTCAATGGCTTTTTTGACTTTATCAAAAATTGATTTTAAGCCTTCAAAGATTGGAATGACAAAAGATTTAATATTCTCGACAACGGTGCTCATGCTTGTATTCAAACTTGTTTCGTCGTCACTATTAAAAGCGCTACCAATCTTTTCAATAATAGGTAGCATGTACTTTGAAAAGAATGTTGTTATTTCAAGGACGATTGGCAGCAGAGCTGTACCAATAGTGGTCTTTACATTTTCCAGTTGTGCCGTAAGTATTCTTTGTTGATTTGCTAAGCCGTCGGATGTTCTAGCAAAGTCTCCTTGTGCTGCTCCAGTTTGCTTGTAAATCAAAGCCTGAGCTGCTAGAACTTTTTGCTGAGGAGTTAAAGCATTTTTGGTTGTGCTAATAATGCCTAATTCCAAAGCAGCTTGTCTTAGGCTTGCATCATCTAATAAAACACCATAACGACGTAATGGCTCTGCTTCACCTCGAAGCGCTGAACCAATGGCATTGATTGCTTCCTCCGGGCTTGTATTGTTGAAGGAAGCTAAGTCAGATGCTAAGCCAGTAAAATCGGTTGAAAACTTGACTAGATCATCACCGGCTAAACCAGCAGATTTTCCAAATATAGCAAAATTAGCGGCAGCGTCTAAGGCTTGTTGCTTTGTTTGACCTAAAGACTTAGCTGCTGTAGCAGCAAATGCTTCTACCTTTTTTGCAGAATCACCAAAAATAACATTTGTTTTTGAGACCGTTTCAGATAAATCTGAGGCAGCCTTTACTGCATCAACTGCCAATTTTCCTGCAAAACCAACAGCTGCGACTCCAGCAGCAGCAAAAGCTGCTCCGGCTACTTTGCCAAAACCTGTGATTTTATCTCCAAAGGTTTGGACTTCTTTAGAACCTATATCGAGGCTTTTTTTTAGTCCGTCAACATCTCCAAGAATTGATAATTTGAGTGATCTATTTCCAGCCATTACTTATCCCACTCCTTCAATATCTTGTCAAATGCTTGTTCCCACTTTTGAATTAAGTCTGGCTGAATCTGCTGCAAGGTTGGGAATATGAAGTAACCCACATTACCTCTACCTTTACTTGGTGTTCTGTTTGGAAATTGCTTATACCGGTTAGAACCAAACTCCATTCCATAAAGCAAATCTAAAGTAGAACCACCACCTGAAAACTTTTGACGCGCGAATCCATAAGTAAACTCACCCACCTTTGAACTTTTACTGATTACAACGCCGTCAGCAATACGCCGAGCAGCTGTGCCTGAAACCTGACGAGTTGCAGCGGTTTGCTTAATCTTTCCAGCTGCAAACTCTGCTAGGGCAGATGACTCCTTCTTGGCTTGAATGACCGCTTCCTCATCCATAGCCTTGAAAGCACCAATAATACGACGTAACTCGCGCTTGTCATAGGAAATCGCTTCACTTGCCATTGCGTTCCTCCAAGACTTCTAAAGCGGTTAGTATGTCGCTCGCATCTACCCATTCGCTCATAGGTATCCGCGTTGCTATTGCTAATTCTACAAGGAGTCGGCTTACGCTTCCTCGCTTATGGCTTTTGGGTTATCATCGCCAACTGATACATCCACGATGCTTTCCATCCAGATCTCTAGTGGCTTTGTAGGCTTACCCGCTGCTTCTCGCTTATAAGCAGAATGAGCAACAAATAAGATGTCCCACATACCAGAGAAGTCTGAAATGGATTTACCAACAGCCTTTTCCCATTTAGCAAAATCTGGTGGATAGGCAACAAGCGTTGCCTGATCCCCAGTTGAATATGTAATTGTGATTGCTTTTTGCATCTTTGCTCCCGTTGTTAGATTTTAACTGAATGTGTCTGCTGGTGTTCCAACTACTGTAAGAGTCCATGTATCTGTCTGTGCTCCTGGTGCTGTACCGCCCACAGTTGGGAATACTGGCAACACGTTACAAGCAAATACTGCGCCTGTTGTAGCAGTTAGTGAAACCGCCAAAGTTGTGTTTGGATTTGTATCAGCTGCAGTCCACATTGCTTCGAATAGTGATGAAGCAACGCCCCAGTCAGCTAGTAACTCAACTGTCAATTCCCATTGGTCGTCGACGTGCTTGTAAGCCTTGCCATCGAGTGTCTGGTATACATCGATAGTTGGATCGTTTGCGAGTGTGACGCTAGTTGTCTGCGCATCGTAGTTTACCGTTGCGATTGTGAGTACTAGGTCGCGACCCGTAATGACTGTTGTTGGCATTATTGGTTCTCCTTATGTTGTCTGCGTGTACCAAGTGGACACGCGTATATCTGCGACCAGCAAGTTGCCAGCGCCTACTTGTGTGACTGTTGGTCGATCAACTGACTGAACTTCATATCCAGCAGGTATGACCGCCACAACACTTGTGATTAGTTGCTCGATGTTATCAAGCGATGCAGGATTGCTATTGTAAGCAACACAGCAAGTTATCGTCATATTGAGTTTGCATCGAAAGGTGCTCTTGCCGATTGTCTCAAACTCCATGTATGGAGAATCCGGTACGACAACAACAGCAGGTGCTGGGATTTGCTCAGGCACGTAACTAAACACGTTTGCCGAAACTCCAGATAATGCTGTGGCAAGAGGAGTACGAACTGCTGAGAGGATTGTGCTTGGCATTATTGTGCCATCGTCTCAACATCGATGTATGGTCCGAGTAGACCCACTACACGATTAAACAAGCTGCGACCCATGCGGTATGGAGATGGAGAAAAATCTACGCCTTCAATCTGTCCGCCAGGAGCG